CTCCAAAGATATGGATGATTGGAAGACCCTAAATGATAACGAACAGAAATTCATAAAGTATATCCTGGCGTTTTTTGCTGGATCCGATGGAATTGTATTCGAAAATATTAACAACAACTTTGCTGATGAGGTGCAGATCTCAGAGGCTCGATCATTCTATGCTTACCAGTCCCACAATGAGATGGTTCACGGTGAGACCTATTCTAAACTTATCGATAAATATATCAAAGATCCTACAGAAAAGAAACAACTGTTCGAAGCTATCCAAACTGTACCTTGCATAGAGAAGAAAGCCAACTGGGCCCTAAAATGGTTCGCGACGGGTGCGAAGCCCGACGCCCGACCTTTTGCTGAACGCCTCTTCGCGTTCGCTTGTGTTGAGGGTATCTTCTTTTCTGGAAGTTTTTGTGCCATCTATTGGCTTAAGAAAAGAGGACTCATGCCTGGTCTCTGTTTCAGTAACGAACTCATCTCCCGAGATGAGGGACTTCACCAAGAGTTTGCCGTCGAACTTTTCAAATTACTTCGAAACAAACCCTCAACCGAAACACTTCACACTATTATCAAAGAAGCTGTTGAAATTGAAAAGGGGTTCATCTTAGATGCACTTCCTTGTAACCTGATTGGTATGAACTCCGACAAAATGTCTGAATACATTGAGTATGTGTCCGACCGTCTTCTCAAGCAGATTGGCCAACCCCCTATTTGGAACTCCAAAAATCCTTTTGATTTCATGGAGAACATTTCCCTCGATGGAAAGACAAACTTTTTTGAGAAGCGGGTGGGGGACTATGGGAAAATGGATGATACCTCAGATGAGATTGGGTTTGATGAGGAGTTCTAAAACATTTTGCTATCAATTTACAAAATTGACTGGAAAATGCTGTTATTTAATTGAAAAGGACTCCATCCGAGGACACGTCCATAGGCTCGAGAGTGCGACCACTGTCAGCGAACTCGATTTGGGGCTCACCAAACTCTGGTTCGGGATCGGGTGCATCAACCATTTGGGGAGGGGCAGCCACAACAGTCTTGGTACCACATCCGCATCCACTCTTCTTCTTTTTACCACCACTTTCCTTCTTGATGTTCATCATACCCCAAACAACGAGGATGAACACTAAGGTGTGTACGAGGAGACCCAGGGTCGAGGGGCACCCAGTAGGGGTGGAGATCCAAGAACCCAAGATTCGCCTGACGATGCGGAAAGTCTCGGGGTTCGCAACGATGAAAAATGTGAGACCCGAGATGATGGAAATGATTAACTTCTCTTCCTGCTTCTTACCGTTGCAGCCGCAGCCACAATCTTTAAATAGACCCATGATTACTTTTGATATATGTCAACAAAAAAATCGACTTAAAGTCAAGCCACTTACTATAGATATAACCAACCAACAATGTCGCTCTCTATTCAGCAATCTACCGAATTCTCCGCTGCCTCCGTGCAGTTCTCGAAACTTCGCAAAAACAAGAATGGCGGTAAAGCCGTCTATCTCAACGCCGGCGACAACAAGAAGCTCTACATCCAGTTCCCCTTCATGCGTTCTCCTTATGGCCTGAGCGCCTTTACCGATGAGGGTACTGGTCGTACTTCCTATTCCCTTGACCTTTCTTTCGACAGTGACAATGCTGAGGCTATGGAAGTTCACGACAAGCTCAAGGAGCTCGACGACATCATCGTAAACACTGTCGCGGCCAACTCCAAGGAGTGGCTCGGCAAGGAGTTCAACGTGGCTGTCCTCAAGGAGGCGCTCTACAAGCCAATGGTTCGCCCTGGTAAGGAGCAGTATCCTTCCACTATCAAGCTAAAGATTCTGACCAAGCCTGACGGCACCTTTGTTCCCGAAGCCTATTCTATGTCTAAGCAGCCAGTCTCTCTTGACACCGTCGAGAAGGGGCAGAAGTGTATGGCTATCGTTGACCTCAACCAGATTTGGTTCATCGACAACAAGTTCGGTGTGACGATCCGCCTTCAGCAGGTTCTTCTTGAGCAGTCTGCGAAGCTTCCCTCCTTTGCTTTCCAGGGTCTCAATCTTCCCGATGAGGAAGTTGATGTTGAGGTCGAAGAGGAGGAGGAGGAAGTTGACGAAGTTGATGACCAGTAAGTTCCCTATTCCCAAGTCCTACGGACTTGATTTATTTCCCCTATTCGTAAGTTGAAACAATCTTCTTACGAATATAATAATGAACGCCCAGGTGAAGAAATTGCTGAGGGGTAAGAAGGCCTGTGACCCAGCGTCCCACCTCTGGTTGAAAAAGAAAAATGGAACCATGACCAAGGGTGCTGTGAAGCTTGGTGAGGGTCAGTATGGTAAGGTGTATCGTGGATGTATTGACGATGGATGTGAAAAGTATATCGCTTACAAAGAAATCAGAACACCATCATTGACTGAAAAGACGAACAATCTGCCACTCGCGGGATTTAAAAGAGCTCTCGATGAAATAAACCCACAAATGGAATTTACCATCGCGAAAAAGTTGGAAGGTTTTGGGGTTCCTAAGATGTACCTCTACAAGACGTGTGACAATAAGGACATTCTTTATACCGAATACGTGAAGGGTAAAGAGTTGAGGGAATGGATGGTGACGCAACCCACTCTACCCGCTATAAAATCCGTGATGGCTCAGGTACTCTACAATCTCTACCGTATCCAGAAGAAGTATCCAGGATTCCGTCATCATGATCTTCATGGTGGAAATATCCTCGTTCGACCAGTCCCTGTGAAGGATATGAAAATCATGGGGTCTACGATTTCGAATGCGGGTTTTGAAGCTGTCATAATTGATTTTGGATTTGCTGTATTCCCTCGGATTAAGAATCCTCTCATCAATGCGAATAATTACAAGAATATTGGCATCTCGAGAAAGTCTGACAAACATTATGATTTACACTTCTTCCTGAATTCCATCCATAACTTGGTTCTTCAACCACGGACGCGCACAGAGCGAGTGGTAAAGACATTCATCGAAAACCTTTTACCCCCAAATTATCTTGTGAGTAGATCGAATGTTGTCAAGAACATGAGATTGAGGGGTAACAAGACTGTAAATTTGAACTTCAAAGAGGTTCTATCGAAACCTTTCTTTACGGGTGAGAAGACTGTGGTTTCCGTACCCACGACCAAACCCAAATCTGTCATTAAAATTCAGGCTCCTAAGCCAAAAACACCAGTAAACAAAGAGGCTGCTAAAGCGAGGGCTGTTGCTATCCTAAAGATGGGCAAAGCGAAACCCAAGAAACGCCCTGGTATCGTTAGAGCACGACCTTGAAGACTCGCTTCGTACCCTCGTCAACTTGGGAGAGTACCTTAAACTTTGGAGTTTTGACGAGTTTGTCACCATTCTTAGTGACGAATGATTTCATCCGTTCAACTTCACCACGGGGCATTTTCCTGGTGTATTTGAGCGTGACATTCTTGTTTCCAACAGTGAATACAGTTGAGGACATTTTAATATTTACTTACAATAAAATGCTTGCTTTCATCATTCTCGGATTGATCGCTATTATCGTACTTCTTCAGACCACAAAGAAATCTTCCACTGGTGGGGGTAAGAAGTGGACTGTTTTCGGGACCATGGGGTGTGGTTGGACCCGAAAGCAGTTGGACTATATGAAGAAGAATGGAAAGCCTCACACCTTTGTGGATTGTGACAAGGGTAACTGTGGTGATATGGATGCTTTCCCAACTCTACAGGGTCCCAATGGTGAAGAACTTGTTGGGTACAGTGAGATCTAAAATTAGATGCCACGTACAATCTGGAGAGAGAGGGCGAGAATGAAAGCGTCCAACATGGTGTTGATGGGCTTGAGCACAGAGATGTGCTTCACGAGAGAGCGGTTCCACACGACACGGAGAAGGAAGGTGCTGATGAGAATAGACAGCACGAACACGAGAAACTCCATGAGCGCGTCAGAGCGAGTCTTGGCCTTGGTTACTTCTTGAATCATTTATTAGATGTGGATATTTTTTTCTACAACCATTACAAATGAAGGATCTTCCTCTGAGTGGTTCCGAAAGTAAGTTCACCAATCGGAGATGGGGTTCCCAGAAAGGTATTGGGAATAACAACTGTTATGCCTATGCCGTGGGTGACTATGAAGCCTATAGGTGGCAAAAGTCTATCCCTGGTGATCGGTCTGGACTCTCAAATGGGAATCATTCGTATACACACTGTACAGGTCTACCAAAGCGTGTTGTCTCGGATAATCCCAAAATAGTCTACAAAACTGGGGCCAATGAGAAGTGTAAAAAGGGGTACTATAAAGTTATGATGTTCGTCTCTCCTGGGCGTCCATCGAACTATATCCGTCAAGGGGATTTTCACTTCTACAAACAACATGGAGTTGTTGAATACAAAATCAAACCTGGAGATACAGTAGCATCTACAGCCAAGTTTTTCAAGGTTCCGGAATCTCGGGTAAAGAGAGCTGGTCCATTTAGGGTTGGCAAGCGTATCATATTCAAAGCGAATGTGTTCAGTCACAAGCGTGGGTGGGCGACAGGTCCACTTCTGACTGATGCAAAAGGTAACGCCATCAAGGATCCTCGTAAGGCTTCTAGGAACTATCCTGGGTTGAACTATGAAACCTATTGTAGTTCATTCTGTGTCAAGAACCGAGGGATCAAAGTCGGTAAGACTCACCCCAAGGTCCGCAATAATACTGTCTAGGTCGGGTTGGTTTTCGACATCAAAGGTAATGTCGAAAAGATCTAGTACGTCGAATATCGAATCTTCGTTCAAGGACACAGAGTTTGCAGTCGCTGTGTAATTGTTTTGAATCGTGACGACAATTTTAAACTGTGAAGCGTCAAAAACCTTTCTACAGGTGGGGCATGTATTTTTACCCTGTTCTTTCCATTTCTCTAGACAGTGGGAATGAAACATGTGTCCACAACGAATCGGAGGATTTGTCCTCGTCGTTTTGACTTCATTGAGACATATGGCACATGTCGACATTCTAGAGTATGGGTTTAAAGTTTTTTTCGTGATTTTGCTCACCTAATAGATATCAGGGATCTTGAGAAGGGGTTTGTCACAGTTGTTACAGTTCGCCTTACCCTGTTCTTCCTGTACCTTGGAGAGAAGACTGGGACCCTGGGTTTGAAGCAACTTACGGTACGAGTAGTTGTCCTCGAAAGTGATGTTGTTTTGCTTCATCACATAGTTGTTGAAAAGCTGGGCAGAAGAGTTTATGGTGAAACACCTACCGTCGGCCATACCAAGTCGCTGAGACATTTTGTTAATATTACATCAGAAATTAATTTGTCTATTGGTGATCGTCTGCATCCAAGATTGAAAACCCTTCTCTCTGAGTTTTTCAATCATTGGATCACACTTGTATCCTAAAAAGATGTCAAAGACATCAGTCTCTTCAGTTCTCGACACTCGAATGTCTGGTTTCTCATTTATGTGCTGGTTGATGATGTTATAGGCAAAAGCAATCTCCTTCAGGGTCTCAGCTCCTGTGATGATAATCTTACCTGTGCTGAAGATACTACAAGTAATCTCCTTCATATCCTGTGCGGGTTTGAACTTGATCTTGACTGCCGAATATCGATCGGGTTCGAAGGAAACTTTAAAGATGTCTTGGTACTCCTCAAACCAGTCAGCCACTTTCATAAGGTTGATGTTATAGTTGAGGCTGAAGTTGGAGTTGATCATCACCACGCGGAAAGCGTCGGTTGATACATTGATATCGATCCCCAAAAACATCTTGAAGATGTAAATGAGTTGTGTGATGATACGCTTACAGTCAAAGAGATCGCAACACCCTGCGACTTGAATACTTCCATTCGGAAACACTTTGACCGATTTGGTACTGTAACTGTCATGATAGGTGAGTGTTACCTGATTATAGAAGGTTGTAGGCTTCAATTTCCATTCGAATCCATCTGTGTTAGTCCCACTACGCTTGAGACGATACGACCCAACTCGTTCGAATGTTTCGCGAAGTCTTTTAATATCAATCGTCTGAATAAAGCTTGACACCATTGTGATTGTGGTAATTTTGACCCACGAAGGGCGGGTCTCATCAGGTAAGTTTTTTCGCATCTCATCTAGTGTGAGGAGATATGAAAAACTATTATTTGCGATAGTCGAATACATTTTTGGACATACTTTTCAGAATACGGATGGTTCACTTAGGTGTTTAAAGAAATTATTCGTTCTTTAAATACATGTCTTCATTTTTGAAATCTGCTAAAGCAGTTCATGACGTTGAGTCTGATCTGGCTTACATAGAAATCTATTATGACAAGTACACAAAGACTAAGGGATACAAAGCATTCACAGACTACATCAACGCAGAACCCCTTGGGGACTGGACACAAATTCAGAGTGAACAGAGGGACATTCGTTATGACAAGTTTCTCGAAACGATGGTGACAAACACTCTCGAAGTTCAGCAGCGTCTCGCGGAGCTTGCACTCGAAAATGTACTCATCTACGATCAGGATGATCGCACATAT